ACTCCTTCTGGAACAGTATCCCGCCGTGTTATTTCTAGCTTTTGGACAAGTGATTGGGAACGGATGTATGCCTTCATTGCAGAACACAGTGCTCCACACTTGTTAGAGAAAAGAATACACAACGGGAACATGAAAGAGTTTTTAGCAGACAACCCTGATGTAACACCCGAAGGTCTACAGGCCAAAAATAGATATGCAATTTCAGTAAGGAAACCCACGAAGAAATGAGTAGACTTACTGTACAGGACGGTTACTTTTTACATCCTGTAAGTGGGAAAGCAGAATTATCTATAGAAGGTGTCATTACAGATAGCGGTACACTGTCTAGGAATTTTTACGGGGCTGACCAGAAATTAAAATGTTGGTCACTGGATAGTCAATACCCGCACCCTGATGTGAAGGAGGATACACGACAGTCTAAGCGTTGTATTGATTGCCCCCAAAACATCCGGGGCAGTCGTTCTAAACCCTGTAAATTTTTTACCACTATTAAACTGGTGTTAAACAATACCAACATAGTGTGTGAGTTACGCGTAGGTGGCGCAAGTTTATTTGCTAAAGCAGTAAACAAAATGAGTCTATACAAGTACATAGACTATTTAAAACCTAACGGAGAAAGCATTCACACTGTGTTAACCGAAATATATTTTGTGCATGACGCTATACCAAAGATGTATTTCAAACCTTCTCGTCCTTTAGCAGAGGATGAGATGCAAACCATAACTCAGCTTGTAGAAGCTGATGCTAATTTACTTAACCTTTTTACCGAGAGCGAAGATATGAAAAACACAACTTACTTACTGAAGGGTACCAAAGCCCGTTACCCCAGGCTTGACCAACCCTACCGTTTTGACACCAAAGCGGGAGCTAACGGACAAACTGTTCCTTGCGATGCTATGGAAGATGGCGCGAAGTATGAAATGGAAATAGTACTGGACAAGGCGCAAGCCGAAGATTTACACCGTGCTATGGCTGCAGCTTACAAAGCCGCCAAAGATAAATCCTGGCCTGCCAAACTGCCTATTAATTTTAAGAAGCAGGAGGATGGGACGTTTATCGCTAAAACCAACCTTAAAGCTGCCTACAGCAACCGTGCGACAGGTGGCCCTGCTCAATTTGATGCTGATAACAAGAGACTTGGCAAAGACTTCCAGCTTACTACTGGTAGTACTATTAACGTAGCCCTTGAGTTAGTCCCTTACAAAATGAGTAACTGCGGTGTTTCTTTACGTCTACGTGGTGTCCAGGTTATTGACTACGCACCACTGCAAACTACTTCTCCGTTTGATGTAGAAGAAGGGTTTACCAAAGACAGTTCTCCACAAGAAGAAGCCGCAGAAGATATGTTCGGCGTAGTTGAAGAGGAAGAAGATGGTGCCACCATTACCGAACCTACTAAACGCACTAAAGATAAGGCTGAAAAGCCTGCTGACGATGATGACTTATCCACTCTGCTAGACGAGTGGGGGAGTGATGACGACTAATGAGTTACGGGTACACCACACGGCTCAATAGTCTTAATAGACAGGCTGACAAATCCTCACTGGGAGTCAAGCTAGGCAAGGTATGTATCAAGCAAGAGATACCTGTAGCTGAAGTTGCTTTCCAGTTGGGGGTTAGCAGACAGACTATCTATAATTGGTTCCAGGGTACGCACTACCCACACTCTGACCTGACCGATGATATAAAAGCCTTACTGATCTCGTACGCACAGTAGTATAGCTGCTCAACTTACCGAGAGGACTTGGGGGGTAAGTACCCCCTGAAAATAATAATATGGAGAACATTGACTTAATACATCATGTTGTACCATCTGGAGGATGGTACTGTGCAATAGGCATACCGGCGGGGAAAAACAAAGGCCCGATTACAAAATTTACTAAAGACACTGACGAACTTAAAGCCTTATTCGAAGGGTTTATAAAGGCAGGTCATCATACTTACTTTGCCCTAGCTAAATACACCGAAGATGCTACCAAGCCGTTGCCCGAAGGTGGGCGTAAAATTATACATACAGAATCTTTACAGTCATTGTGGTTAGACATTGATTGTGGTGCAGGGAAAGACAAAGAGATAGAACAAAGCACAGGACTACCTAAAGGCTATGCTGGCAAGAAAGAAGGATACCAAGCCGCTAAAAAGTTTTGGAAGCTGCTAGACTTGCCCGACCCCACAGTTGTAGATTCTGGACATGGCTTGCATCTTTACTGGGCTTTCTCAGAAGAAGTACCGCGAGACAAATGGATACCATTAGCTGACCGCCTTAAAGAAGTATGCGTGACGCAGAAGTTTGCTGCTGACCCCCATGTGTTTGACGCTGCACGTATGTTACGTGTACCTGACTCTTACAACGTAAAGACTGACCCCCCTAAGAAAGTAACAGTCGCTCCACTTGCTGCACCTATTGACGTAGCAGTTATGCGTGAAGCCCTGGGGGTCGCAGAAGATGCTGTTGTAGAAACGAAAGCACCAACTAACTTTGAGTTTGACCCCCTTAAGAATTTGTTAGATGGAGATATGTTCTACAGTTTTAGCCGCATTGCCAAACGCAGCTTGCAGGGAGAGGGGTGCAAACAGATCGCAGAGTCCCTTAAGGACCGTGCAACCTTGGCCGAACCTCGTTGGTTTAACATTCTTTCTGTAGCTAAGTTTTGCAGAGACAACACCACGGCAGTGCACCGTGTGTCTAAAGGCCATCCTGATTACAGTCCTGCTGCTGTGGAACGTAAGATTGCCCACATAAAAGGCCCGCACTCCTGTGAAAAGTTTGCCAACAACTACTCTAAAGGGTGCATAAAGTGCCCGTACAAAGGGAAGATAAGTGGGCCACGGGAGCTAGGCAAGCTTATAGATAAAGACGAGAAGCCTACATTTAATTTGCCTGACGGTTATTACAGGGGGGAGAGTGGCGGAATCTACACGGACATAGGGGAAGAACCTAGAGTAGTGTATGAGTATGACTTGTTCGTGAAAGGAAGGATGCGCGACACAGAAGACGGAGATGTGTTTGTTATACACGCACATACTCCTATGGACGGTGTTAACGAATTTGTTATTCCTAACATGAAGTTAGATCACAGAGAGTTACGCCGAGAACTAGCAAAAGAAGGAGTAGTGGCACAAGAATCGCAGTCAAAGCTTATAACTGCTTACATAACACTAGCTATCAAAGAGCTACAAAAACACGGGAAAAAGAAACTTATGTATGATCAATTTGGTTGGCACGAAAACTACAGTAAATTTATCGTGGGTGAAAGAGAGATAAACAAAGATGGCGTGTATCACACACCTGCCTCTAGTATTACACAAGGACTTGCACCTTACTTTGAACCCCGAGGAACTAAAGAAAAATGGAAAGAAGTTTTTAACCTGTACGACAGACCGGGGCTTGAGATACAGGCGTTTGCTGCACTTTCAGGGTTCGGTGCGCCACTTTTAGCACTTACTGGACAGAAGGGAGCGGTAATAAATCTAATGCACAGCTTGTCAGGACAAGGTAAGACAACTGTACTGCGTGTTATCAACAGCGTATGTGGACACCCTGAAATGTTACTGGGTGCACCCGATGATACAATAGCTGCCCGCATACAGAAGATGGGCGTACTTAACAACATAGCAAACACAATGGACGAGCTTACCAACAAAGACGGCGACTACATCTCTTCGTTTCTTTACGCAAGCTCACAGGGTAAGGGCAGAGACAGGATGCTGCAGCACAAAAATGCTAACCGCATCAACACTACTACATGGCGTACTATTTCTGTTTCTACTTCTAACGCAGCGTTTAGGCAGAAGATACAGGAGGTGAAGAACACTCCTGATGGGGAGCTTATGCGGCTGATAGAACTAACAGTGCCCGCTGCCGATCCAAGTATTATAGATGCACAAGAGGGTAAAGAAATGTTTGACCAACAACTTCTTGAAAACTATGGAACAGTGATTGAACCTTTCATAATGAATGTCATAAACAATTTTGCAGAAGTTAAGAACACGCTTAAGTCAGTAGCTGCCCGGTTTGACAGGGAGTTAGATATGACACAAAGAGAACGCAACTGGTCAGCACTAGCCTCTGCTAACATAACAGCAGGATTGTTTGCACAGGATTGGGGTCTCATAGATGTAGATGTAAAACGCATATACCGGAAGATAAAACCTGTGTTAGCTGAAATGAAAGAAAATACGAAGGCACCGCTAAGTGATGCTGCTTCAGTCATTGGGGATTACATAATTAGAAACTGGCATAATGCGCTCGTTGTAAATAAAGACGTAGACAGGCGTTCTCAGAAGTACGCTGCACCTACTCAGGAACCGAGAGGCGCACTGACAATACGTTACGAACCTGACGTAAGCAGAATGTACACTCCTGTTAGTCGATTTAGGAAGCACTGTTCTGAGGGGCAGGTAAACTATATAACTTTAGTAAAAGACGCTATAGCCTCTGGCTTGTGCATAGAAACAAAAAACTACCGTATGTCTACTGGCACAAAGATTCCTGGTACAGCAGTGAGGTGTTTGGTATTTAACGCTGCACACGCGGGCTTTGTAGATACAAGCGGTTTAACTGGACAGGATGCAGATGTTGAAGGTGGAGAAAGTTCAATACCTGATTAACTGGAAGGGGTTTGAAAAAGGTGCATCGTTTTTTATACCTTGCTTAGACCCTGCTAAATCTAAAAAAGTTATTGTTAAAGAAACCAGGAAACGGAAGTACACAGTGACTACTAAAGTAGTCATAGAAGATGATGT